ACCAGTAAATTTAATAATTGTATTGCTACCACTTGTTGTCACATTAGGACTTCCAGATGTGGTGTTTGAATATTGTGAAGTCGGAACGCTCAATATGACAACACCAGAACCACCATTTCCACCTGTTGAGCCACCTAAAGCACCTCCACCTCCACCTCCACCAAGACCATCTGTTCCATTACCACCATTTTGTGCCGCATTACCACCACCTCCAGAACCACCACTTCCTCCAAGACCTCCACCGCCTCCACCAGCGTAGGTAACACTTGAACCTGTAATTGAGCTTGCTTGCCCTGACCCTCCTAAACCACCGCCAGCTTGTAACGTTCCAGCGGAACCCTTACCACCGCCTCCACCAGCATTGTTATGGTCTGCACCACCTCCGTCATTACCCTCTCCAGAAACACCAGAACCACCACTAGAAATAATACCGTCTCCACCTCTAGCACCACCCCCAGAACCTCCAGCATTACCTAATTCAACATTTTGGATACCAGTCTGTCCAGCATTAGTTCCACCACCACCACCTCCTGTACAGGATTGTAAATTTGATGCGGAAGAGCCAGTTCCATTACCACCTGCAACATTAAGCTGAGTACTGCCAGACCCACCACCACCAACTGATACGCTTATTACTGTTCCTGTAGCTAAATCTGTTGTTCCTGTTCTCATGCCACCAGCACCACCGCCACCAGCACGATCTTTGCCGCCACCACCACCGCCAGCAACAATTAAAAATTGTACAGAAACAGGTAAGTCACCAGCAGTGTTACCTAAAAACATTTGTTGTATAGCCATCAGCTTAACCCTGAGCCTGAGATATAAACGTAAGTTGCACTATGAAAATATAATGTAGCTATTCCTCTAGGCCCAAGAGTACGATTACCTTGACTTCCATCACCAGCAAAAAACATTACAAGTCCAGTACCAGAAATAATTGATATATTGCCAGTATTACCATTAATAATAGTGACAGCATCACCTCCTGTAAGCGTACTATTTGGAACTGTGACGCTAGTTTGACCAGCTTGAATGACAGCTTTACCAGCATCAGAAGCTACTAATGTATAAGCACTTGTTTGGTAATTACTAGGAATAGAACGCAAACTTCCTTTGCTATCTGTAACTGCTCCTGTAACAGTTATCCCTGAGGCTGTGGTTTCAAAAACCTTTGTATTATCTTCATATAATTCCACTGAGCCATCACCAATGCATTTTATAGCATCTTCCCCACCTTGTACCAAAACAAAAACATTATCTGCTCCCTGTATTTGTACATCATCAAAAGTAGATGTTAATTGCAAATCTCCATTACCACCAGCAGTAATTATGCTATTACTACCATCATATTCTATTTTCAATTGAGCATTATCACCAAATTGTGCTTTATCACCAGTAGTAAAATTTATATTATTGCTGTTAGTGTCTAAGTCACCGCCTAGCTGTGGTGTTGTGTCTGTACTTACGTTAAGGGCTGTTAAAGAAGCACCCGACCCACTAAAACCTGATGCTGTAACTGTTCCTGTAATAGCAACATTGCCAGACGTATCAAGGACAAAATAATCATTAGTCCCTAAAGCAGAATGTTTTGAAATTTTAAATTTATCTGCATCACTATCATCTATGCCTATTGAAAAATGCTGTGTATTATTTGCAAGAAAATTAATTGTGGGGTCTGCTCCACCCTCGCCCTCAATTTGTACTGTTGCTTTTCCTGCACCTGTACCAAATATTTGAAATGTTGTGCCGTCATGAGAAATAGATAAATCAACATCAGTTCCAAATGTAGCTTTAGCATTATCATTAAATTCAAGGGCGTTATCTGATTTATCAAAAACTATATTTGCGCTTGCACCAGTAAAAGTAACATCTTCATTGAAATTACTTGCGGCATCTACATCAACACCACCAGCAAGAGTAAATAATGTTATCCAAGCATCATTATTACTATTTCTGATTTTTAAAACAGAATTTGTTGTATCTGCCCACCATTGATAAGCATATTTTGTACTTGGCTCAGAAGAATTTGAATTATTACTTACGATTGCGGCTAGTGCATTATTTAAATCTGAACGGAAATTCGCTCCTGAGGCATTATCGAGTGAATAGTCGTGAACTGGAGCCATAATCTAACTATTTTTATCTAAGGTTATCATAATTTATGAGCCTCGACCAAAACCGACAGCAGTATATTTGAAATTTCTATCAACATGACTTGAGCCATTTTTAATATCTATTGAAAATCCAGTAGAACTTATGTTTGACAAACTAAAGAAATCGCCTGATGATGCATTTTCAATTACTATTCCTATTGTTGGCAAAGCACCACCAGCGGCAACGTCTGTACCACTAAAGCCTGTAAAAAATTTATCTGTAAATGTAACAGCTTTTGTTGACGTACCAGAGGCTATAACAGAATTTACTGTTTCAACTCTTCTATTTAATGTTGCAGAATATCCAAGCTCTTTTAAAAGAATTGTTTGTGCTGGATCCTCTGAAGATAAGTCAACTTTAAATTTAAATCCTCTTCCTCTAAGAACACCATTTGTTAAAACATTAAAATCACTAAATTCTGCTCCATAAGTGCAATTGCCACTTGTTGTTTGGCTAGCGGTAGCAGTTAAAGTAAATGTACTTGAATTTGGTACTGTTTTTATTTCATAATTGCCATCTACACCATTACCAGAGGTGAAATCGACTACAACAAAACTTCCGACTGTATAACCATGCGAAGATTTTGTGATTGTTATTGTTGTCCCTGATTGAGCATATGTGGCAGAGGTAGATAAAGATGGGTCTTGAGTTGTAGTTGCTACTAATAATTTTGCATTTGTTCCAAAAGCTGTAAGCTGGTCAATATCGTCCCAAGTATCTATTAAGGCTGTCCTTTGGTCTATTAATGAACCAGCATAAAAAGACTCTGTTACAAAATGCCTTGTTAATTTAGTATCCATGGTTGCACCTAAATCTAAAGGGTTTGCAAACTCATAAGAGCCAGTTGATGCAACATCACCTAAAATATCTATTTGAGATAAAGTATCTATCAATGCAGTTACTTCATCAATAGTAACTAATGAACCTAAGGTAAGACCACCGAGAGTTGAATCAAAAAATGTATTTGTTTTTGTTCCCCCAAAAGGTGGAGTGTCAGTATCTTCTCTGTCTGTAAAAGCTGTTAACTTTGGTCGCTGATCTGGTGGCGATATAATTACAGAAGTCTCTCCAGAACTAAGCCTTCCCCCATCATCACGAAATTTTAAAATAACTTCCCCTGCAATTGCTGGAATCAGAGTTTCAGATATGTTTCCAGATAGTGCCGCTATAAGATCAACAGAGTTAGTAAAAGTACCAGTTCCATCTGTAAGGTTACTGTGACGGACTACAACAGTTCCACCATGAATGACATCTACATCTGTTGATTTATCAAATCTAAGTTTTACAAAGTCATCATTGTAGGGTTCTATAGTTAAGTTTTGTACATCTGCTGGCAATGCAGTTTTTCCTTCAGCGTTAAAAGTAAGAGTTGTTGGAGTTGTACTTGGTTCACCGAGTGCGTTATAACTAAAAACTTCAAATTTATATTCTCCTAGTTCAGAGTCAAATATTTCAAAAGTTGGGGCTGTAACTCTTTGTGTAATTACATTACCATCATTAAATTGGTATTTAACTAAATATTCTGTAACGCCAGAAACTGGTTGCCAGCTTAAAACTAATTTACTTACAGCTCTGTTTCCTAATGCAACTATTAATTCTTCCGCTGATAAGTTACTAGGTGCTGGTTTAGGCTGTAATAAAGTTGTTATTTGTGGGACTGTTACAGATGCACCATCTTCTACAAAAGCGTATTTACTAGAATTATGAAACATTGCATTAATAGTAAAAGTATTATCTTCTTCAGTAACAGATAAAACTCTAAAATCTTCAGTTTCTGTGGTTGCTCTTAATAGTAACCAAACACTAAAAGCTTGTGGGGCAGAGGTAAAGGCACTAGATACAGTAATAACACTTCCTGTAATATCTGAAACCGTCTTTGTCTCCATTGTTCCGTCTGTCAAAATTACAGATAATTGATCTCCAGTTGTGTGCGATGTTGGCAAGTCTTTAGTATTGTCAACTGTAATTTGTGTTGTTGTTGCGGTTTTTATTCTGCCCGATCTTCTTACACCACTACGAACAGGGTCTTGTACAGTAATAATTTGATTTGGTCTTACTAAAGAACCAGCATCAGCCGTTGTTGTAAAGGCAACAGTTTCAGTCTCATTATTTTGTGTAAACAGATGCCATAACCCTGCTCTTCTAGCTTGTGCCTGATTATTACAACCTACTGCCTCGATATTTTTTACAACTACACCATATTTAGATTGATTGGCGGCTGTATCTTCAACAGTTTCATATTCAAATGATCTTGTCTCATTACTAAAATATTTAACATTAATTACTGTATCTTTTGTTCTTTGGCTTGCTCCTGTATAAACAAAACCATCTTCAGTTATGTTTGCATATGAGAAGAAATAAGTGCTTGTTGTTGGCCTATCTTGGCACAGAGTTATAACACCATCATCAATATATAAACTTCCTCTCATAATAGAGGCAATTCTATCTAGCAAAGTATAAGCGTTTGTACTTCTTTGAATTACAATATTACAACTAAATCTTGGGGCTGTACCACCCTCTCCATTATCAATTAGCTCTGAATTATAGACAGATGCATTATAAAACGAATACTTATCAACTTCTGTCTCAGCTACAAAATCTCCAAAACCAGCAACAGATTCAGTAAGAATGTCGTACAAAACCCATGCAGGGTCATTACAATATTCTTTACTTGATTTCAAAGTACCATTAAAATCACCGCTAAATGACAAAGAACCATCAGCTCTAACAGTTGAGTTATGAGGAATTTTTACAAGACGGCCTCTAACCCTATACATTCGTTGAGGAACTTGTCTAAAAATTTCAGAATCAAATCTTATTGCGGCATAGGCTGTGTTTAAATAAGTCGGACTATCAAAAACTAATTCAGTTAAAGTTGTAAATTCAAAAGCATTTGCAAGTTTTGCATCTGAACTGTCAGCAGTAATTCTTGAAACTTTTACAGTAACTGGAAAATCAGAATCAGCAATATCCTCAGGGAAAACAATTATATGGTCTTTAAAATAGGGTGAGGTGCTTTTACCAGTAACTAAACCTCCACCAGTATGAATAGAGCGATCAAGTCCAGTCAAATTTCCTGATCTATTGATTTTTTTTATTAAAGTATTTGCTTGATTTCTAACTTCGATTTCATATTCAACAGTAGTTCCTTTAATGTCTCCGTTATCTTTTATTTCTTGTAGTCTAGGAAATCCTATAGTTACTCTCACTCCATCTGTTGAAGTGTCAGTAATAGTGACTGTTTGCGATTGTGATTGTGTTACCGTTACTCCTACAGTTCTATCTCTTTCAGTTTCTACAAGTCCTTGTATTTTTGTTTGGTTTGAAGTGCCAAGCCTTGTAAAAAAAGATGGAGCATTTGCTTCACTTGTACCAAAATTAAAATCATTTATATCTGGGTCTGTATTGCTTGCACCGTCTCTTAAGACTTGAGTTCCATTTAAAAATAAATCTTTAAGACTTGCTATCCGATAGGCAGTAGAACCATGTGTTAACCCAGCATCTATAGCAGAGGGGAAACCAGCTATCTGCCCTTCCCCAATAACATCTACAAGAGTCACAAACTGCCTTGACCCAATGTCTCCATCTTTCATGGTGGAGTCAAAGAAAGAAGTGCCAGCTCCACCAAGCTGTTTCATTTCCTGTTGACCAGACTGAGATAAACTGTTAGCTCCTAAATTACTTGGTAAAACCATAATTAACTCTTAAATACTGGGGCAGTGTCAGTACCAGAACTGACCACAATTGAGCCTGTGAACACCTCGCCATAAATTAAAGGTATGCAAACACCACTTCGAGATACGTTTTGAATACCATTAAAAGAAAAGTTTACTCTTGAATCTGTCTCACTAAGTGCGGCAGTCGTATCGCCAATGCTTGGTTGTTGTGGTGGGAAAAGCATATTTGAAACACCACTTACCGCCATTGATAAACCTGTACTTACCAAGACACTTCCAAGAGTTGCAATAATAGAAATGCTTGAAGCGGCGGCGGCCGCACCACCACCAATTAGTGCGGCGGCAACCCAAAACCAAGCCCCAGAGACAATAGGAATCATTCTAATTTCACCTTCACTTCTTATAAATAAATCCTCTTTAGTTTTTATAACATCATTATTAATTGTTATTCGATACATATTCTGAGCTAGATGTGGTTCAACATCTGGATAATTACAGGCAATATACTTATAGACATCTTTCATAGTTTTTACATCAGCGTAGTTAACGTGCCAGCCAACTAATTCAGCTAATCTGCCATAAACTTTTATTTTTCTCAAACCCTGTTCATCTTCTCTTCTTTCTCTATCAATAAATTTATCTTTTGTAAGCATAGGTTTATGTACTTTTGGTTTTAATTCTTGTATTTCATTATTTTCTGGACTCAAAATAAACCAAGATAAACCAAGAAAATCACAATTTTTTATATCTTCTTCTGATGGTGTTAAATCATTATTAGGGTGTGAGTGACAGATGTGCAAAACAGTACCAGTTTCTTCAGCCTTCGCCCAATCTTCTGGGTCAATCGTAAAACTATTAGCACCTTCTATAGCAATATTTTTACAAGGATAATATTCTTTTACACCATTTTTATCAATAACCAGACCACAAGATTCCTCTGGCAATGTTTTCTTTGCATGAGATAAAGCTTGCTTTTGCCAGTTGTTCATACAAAAGTACCTACTGAGGGAAAATCTTTTCTAGTAATTATTCTCTTAGGTGCTGATCTGTTCTCTAAATCAAGAGCAGAGGCACATTCAAATTCTACAAAATCTTTACTCTCTACAGTTTTTCGATCAATAAAAAATGTTTGGTTTTCATAAGTATTGTTAGCTGGTGTTCCAAATGGATTTGTACCAGATTCAAAATTAGCATGATCTAAAAATTTAAGTAGTGTAACTTTTCTAATAAATTTTGCACCATTAAGTCCATTTTTTGGTGTTGTTAGATTTGCACTAGTCATCAATGCTGTTACATTTGAAAATAAATTACTAATCCTTACAGTTGGTCTAGGTCTTGTCGTTCTTGTCTGTGCGTATTCAAAACCATTTGCCTCTATTGGTATTCTTGTATAACTTGAACCTTGAAAAACAACATTGTAAGTTGTGTTCATATTGATACCATTATGAAACCTTTTTACATCGCTACTGCCATGCAATGCAGAAACAAGATGTATTTCAAACAGTTCTATCTTGGCACTTGGATTTGCTTTCTGTAGTTCTTCTGTAGGTATAGCCATTAAGGTTCAAACACCTCCCTAAAAGTACAATTTAATGTTGCTCTGTTTGCGTATGGTATTGTCTTTGACCAATTATCACAAACAAAATTAGCTGTACCACTTTTTGTAACAGTACAGTTTCCAGAATTGGTTGCACTACTTCCAGCAGTAATTACAAAGACGTTGGCACTTGTTAATGAGACAACTGAGAATGTTCCATCTGTTGCACTTCCAGAGGTAAAATCTACAGTAATAGAATCATTTGCAAATAATTGATGGTCAGTAACAGTAACAGTTATTGTTGTGCCACTTTGCGAATAAGTCCCTGTTTTTACAGTAGTTTGGTTAGGTGGTGTGAAAGTAAATGAAGCTTGGTCTAAGGCTCTTTCGTTTAAAAAATATTCAATTTCATCACTCTCTGTTTCTGAAATATTATTAAAAACAAGATTGTAAACTTTGCCATTTTTATGTGCTGGAATACCTATCAGTTGACGTTGTTCAAAGCCGTCCATAAAGTTTACTCTTTTTATTTTAGGCTGGCTTCTCTTTGAGATTCCGTAAGCTGGTTGAACTGTTGTTGGAAATGATGCCATAGTTATGCGTTAGATAATAGACCGCCAGCTCGTTTTTGGTTAGCTAGTTCAGTTTGTATTGCGGCCGCTAATACTTTACCAAACTCATTTGCTTGTCCATCATTACCTTGAACTTCAGTGCCAGACGCATCTACGTTTATTGTTACTACATTTGTAATCCCACCGCCACCACCTAATTGACTATTTGGAATTATATTGCCACCTTTAGAACCCATTTTCAAAATCTCAGGGCCTCTTTCTCCTACAACATAAGCACCACCAGCAGATACAGGGCCACCTCTTTCTTTAAACAATCCACCTAAGAAACCACCAAAACCTTTTCCTCCACTTAAAGCATTACCTATACCACTTAAAGCTTTGTTTAATGCAAGTTTTATTAATTGTTGTTGTAAGTTACCTAATACATTTCTCATTGCATCGCCAAAAGATTTAGCACCAGTGATTGCGTCTGTAAGATTATTCACTAAATCGTCTCTTACAGATTCTCCTATTTTTTTGAAGGTGTCTTGTAATTTTTCAGCCTCCTCTCTTGCTTTTTTTTCAGCTGGGGTAAGCTCTTCAACTTTCTTTTTAATTAGTCCAGTAGCGTCAACTATTTTATTTTTAGCGTCTAGCTGTTTGTTGTTTTCATCTGTTATTGTTTTCTCAACTCCAGAAAATTCAAGTACACCTTCTTTCAATCTGTCTAAGTTTTCTTTTGCCCCTTTTAAAAAGTTCTTACCAAATTCTTTAATGCCTTTTATTTTGAAATCAAGTTCGGGTAGTTCAATACCACCTAGTAATTTTCTTAGTGGTGCAGGTATTAGATTTACAATTTTTTCAAATGCTTGCCTAAAGAAATCGACAATGCCTTGAGCTAAATTACCGACTTTAGTTCTGACACCATTAATGAAAGAAGCAACAACTTTTATAGAGTTACCTATAACACCACCGATTACTTTACCAATAAAAACAGCCCTATCTGAAGCATCTGTGATAGCTTCTTTTATTCCAATCCACCCTTGTTCAAGACTAAATAAAGCATTTGTTCCATCTATTCCTAGTGACTCTCCTATAATTTTTCCAATCTGGCCTACAGCCGCAGAAACAGCCCTAACAGGCATTAATACTATTTCAAATGCAGAACCTAAAGCTTCAACAGTTACAGCCGCAACTTTAAGGACTTCTCTTATTACTATTCCAAACTCAGAGCCTTCAGTAGTTAAATTTGTAAATGCAGTACCTAATCTTGTAAGTTGTCCTTGTATAGTATTCTGTGCTTCAAATGCGGCTTGAGCCGCAGTGCCTTGTGCATTTGCTTGATTTGCTAAATTCTGGTTAAAAGATACTAATTGGTCATTTAACAGAGGTAGTATTGCTGTTCTTGCCTCAACTGAACCAAAGAATTGTGCAAGCGTTTCTTCACTCGCCCCACCTTTTGCCACTAGCTCCTCTAAAACTCCCCCTAAACCTTTTGTTTTAAGTGCTGTTGCACTAAAGTCTATTCCAAGTTTTTCTGCCGCGTCTGAAGCTTCTTTTGTTGGTTTTTGTATCGCCGCAATAACTTGTCGTAATCCAGCAAAGGTAGATTCAACAGGAACACCAGTTGCAGTGACAGTAGATATTGCCGCATTAAGTTCATCTATACCAACACCAGCACCAGCCGCTATAGGTGCTAAACGACCTATCTGCTGTGCATATTGATCTACAACGATTTTACCATCATTTTGAGTCTGTATAAATCCATCAACTAACTTAGCCGCCTGATCTGAACTTAGACCATAAGCATTGAGAACAGAGGTTGTTGCATCAGCAACAGTAGCTAATTCAGAAAATCCACCAGTCGCACCTAACTGTGATGCCTTTAAAACATCTGTTAGTTCAGCAGTCTCACCAAAGCCAGCAGATGCTACATCATAAGACGCTGATAACAAATCAAGTTGTGAAACTTGACCACTCAATTGATTAGATAAGCTTGCAAGTTTTGGATTTAATGCATCAGCATCTACTCCCAAAGTTTTAATTTTTGCATTTGCAAAATCAGCGGCCGCTAAATTTGTAAAAGTTTTAGTAAGAGCCGCAACTAAAGTAAGACCAGCAGTAAGTGGCCCTAAAGCTGTTGCCAACGCCGCCCCAGCAGTTCTAAAGCCTACAGCCGCCCCTTTTGCACCAGCACCAGCACCAAAAAAACCCTTTTGCAGTATAGGTAAAGCTTTATTTGCGTCTTTTAATTTGCTATTTGTTCCGTTTACAGTTTGATTAAATTTTTGTGCCTGTGTATTTACATTCTTTAACGCTGTAATCGCTTGGGTAGC